GTTGAGCGCTGCGCCGTGCCCTCGCTAGGACCAGGGCGCGCGCTGCCCTCAACCACGTTCACCAGCTCACTGCGAGCGCCACGGGTCGCGCGGTCGCGGCCGTTGAATTGGTCCAGGTCTTCGGTGACGCGCGAGTCAAAGCCGTTGGCAATGCGAGCCGACACCCACTCATCGCGGCGCGAGGCCAGCTCAGCGCCCAGTGCGGCCAGCCGCTCCTGGCGCTTCTTGGTCGCATCTGCTTCTCGCTCCGATGCGATCTGCGCAGCCCCCTCATCGTCAATGAGCTGCCCCTCTTCCTCGGGGACAAGCTGATCTTGCTCTTCGTTCTGCTCTTCCACTGAGGCCTTTCAAATAGGTGCCCGGTGCGTTTCTTTCCACTGCCGGGCGCAGCAGTCACCCACCGGCTAACGCGGCCGGTCCCACAGGAGGTCTGGTACGGCCAGCGATACGCCGACCCGTGATGGCCCGCGTACCCGCAGGCGTTGAATTGGTTGCGATGGCTGGACTTGAACCAGCGACCTGACGCTTATGAGGCGTCCTCTCTACCAACTGAGCTACACCGCAATTGACTGGCAAGGGGTGCAGGACTCGAACCTGCGACCAGCGGAATCAAAATCCGCTGCTCTACCAACTGAGCTAACCCCCATCTGAATTGGTTGTGACGGCTGGACTTGAACCAGCGACCGCACGCTTATCGGGCGTGTGCTCTACCAACTGAGCTACATCACATCGACTGGTGGATGCGGATGGATTTGAACCACCGCGGCCCCTAGGGGCACCCGCTTTACAGGCGGGGGCAATCAACCGCTCTGCCACGCATCCGAAACTCTCACCCGGCTTTCGACCAGGCTTGCTGCTGCGCTGTGCGCCGCCGATGGCAGTTGGCACAGCGCACATCGCATTTCTCAATCTCTGCCCGCAGCCTGGCCAGGCTGCACCCGATGCTGACCAGGCGCGACACCCGCTCTGCCTTCTCGGCAGGGTCGCGGTGATCGAACTCCAGCACCACCGGGTCTGCCTCGCCACAGGCCACGCAAGGATGCGAGGCCAGGTGCTGCAGGACATGAGCGCGGCAGCGCTCCCGCTGGCGTGCCTGCGGGCTCAGTACCCGCACATATCGTCAAGCACCCCGAACGTCAGCACCGGCCCTACGTCCTGATGCTTGCTCGGCCAGGGCGTGTCTAGCAGCGGCTCGGCGATGCGGCTCAGCGCATCAAGCATGTCGTCATGACGCCCGACCGGGAAGGCCAGGTATTCGTCCTCAATGAAGTCATGCACCAGGTCGCGCTGCTTGCCGTCACCCTGCGTGTAGTTGAGCGATTCCGGTAGCCACACACGGCCCTGCTGGAACAGCGGGACCAGGCGCCGAATGCGCTCCTCTTTCTTCGTCTGGCCGCCCACCTCGGTGATGCTGAATCGGTACGAACGCCGATTCATTTCAGCCTTGATGTGCTGCACATCGCTCATCATTCCGTAGCGCTCATACCGGACCTGGCCAGGCTTCCACTTGCGGTGAAGCCGGAACAGCATTTCCGTGCGCTCGGTCAGGTTGAGCCGGTCCCGAACCATGTCCAGGATGTAGTAGTTCTCATCGGAGCCGAGGCCTACCACCCACATCGAGGTGTAGTCGGCGTCAGTGGCCCCCTTCACCTTGGAGCGCTCCCCCGAGCTGGGGTCCACCAAGATGATCTTGAACATCGTTGACGGCTGGACCTGCGTGTAGTGGTTCAGCCATCCGCGCTTGAAGTCCGCGCCAGTGCCTGCGCGCGGGCGCTGCATGTAGAGCGCCTGCCAGTCCCGCGGAGGCAGCGTGGCCTTGATCTGGCGCAGCCGGTCAATCGGGTACGCCTCAGGCCACAGAGCCTCGGTCGGGTTGTCGTCACAGTCCCATGCCGGAAGGTTCAGCACCTCCCAGTTTTCGTGCGCGTGGTCCTTCAGCAGCCAGCCGCTGAGGTCGTCCTCATGCCAGCGAGTCTGGATCACCACGATGGCGCCACCGGGCATCAGGCGCGTGTAGGCGACCGAGGTGTACCAGTCCTTCAGGTTCTGGCGCATCCGGTCGCTGTCCGCCTCCTCGCGGTCCTTCACCGGGTCATCAATCAGCAGCAGGTGCGCGCCGCGACCCGTGGCCGAGCCACCCACGCCGACAGCGAAGTAGGCGCCGCCCTGGACCGTGTTGAACTTGTTCGCAGCCGCGCTGTCGTCGCTGAGCTGCGTGCCCGGAAAGATGAGCTGATACAGCTCATCCTTGAGCTGGTTGCGCACCTTGCGGCCGAAGCCGTCAACCAGCTCCTGCGAGTAGCTGGCGTGCATGACCTGGTGCGTCGGGTGATGCCCCAGGTAGTAGGCCGGGAAATACTCCGAGGCCTCCATGCTCTTGCCGTGTCTGGGCGGCATGTTAATCATCAGCCGCTTGCACTCGCCGCTGACGACACGCTGTAGTGCGTCAGCAATCAGCCTGTGATGGTTCGCTGCCTTGTAACCAGGCCACTGGGCCACGCTGTACGCAACCAGGCTGGAGCGGCACAGCGGCAGGAGGTCGATGCCGCTCACTGCAGCGTGGTGTCTCCGACCGGATCAAGAACCGGCGCGATCAGCTGCACCTTGACCACCTCGTAGCGGTCAGCGCTGTAGAGCTGCTTGCGCCGCCCCTCGGCCTTGCCGTAGGTGCGATACAGGCGGGGCGCCGTGCTGCCACCATGCGGCGCATAGCCGCGGCCGGATAGGGTCTCACGGATCACGTAGTACACGCCCTCCATCAGTTGCCCTCAAACATCGTCCACATGGCCCAGGCCACCACGGACACAACGCCCGCGACAAAGCCTCCCGCGAACAGCAGGAACTCAAACATGCACAACTCCTATGGGGTGGGTGGGGTCAGGTCTTGCTGAAGCCCTGGGATGCAAGGAACTCTTCAGCAATTGCCCGGCTCTGCTCGGGCGTGAAATTCAGCACCTGCGCGGTCAGGTTGCCCTTGACCTCGACGCTCTTGAGCTTGGGCTGCGTGTACTGCAGCAACTCATTCCAGATGCGAGCCTGCACATCAGCATCCAGCCCGCTCTGCACCTGGTTGCCGTTCTCGTCGGTCGGACACAGGATGGCAAGAATCTGCTCGGTCGGATCAAGGCCACGCTCGGCCAGCACATCGGCCACAGCCTTGAGGTTGATGCGGCCCTTCACCTTCGCGGTGCGAGCCGGGTTCATGTGCAGCGTGACCGGCTTGGGCACGTTCTGCGCAGTGATGCCCTGCCACGCCCCGCGGATGGGGGCGCGACCAGGCTTGTTAGACAAAGGCATTCTTCACCGCAGTGCTGAAGCTGGCCTTGACGTTGCCAGGCGCGGCCTGGCTGGACTTGCCGGCCACCTGGCCATTGCCGGTCGGGCCCGGCACGCGGGTGGGCTTGCTGTTGGTGTTGAAGCCCTTGGGGGTGCAGTTCTTCTCGCTCATGTCAGTTCCTTTCAGCGCCGCATGCCCGAATCTGGATCACGGTTAGCGGACTCGGCCGCCCAGGCCTGGCGCATCGTTGCGACAGAAGGGGCAGCGGTTTGGGTCGGGCCGGTGATTTCCTTTGACGCTTGGGCGTCATCGAAATCAGGGGCGGGCATGTCGTTGTCGGTCAGGAAGGCCTGCACAAGCTGCATCACTTCCTCGGGGCTCTTCACCGCCTGGTCGATCACCTCGCCCGCGCCATCCTCGGCCTCGCTCACGGTGAACGTGCCATCAGGCGTGCGGCTGATCGTCAGGGATTCAGAGGTCATCTGGGAGCATCAAAAAAGAAGGGCCTCACCAGGTCGGTGAAGCCCTTTGAAAGTGCCCCGGGAGGGGCTGGCAACTCAGGAGGTGGGCGTACTTGCCCGAGACAAAGTGTAACTCATAGTGGCCTTACGTCACCACTTTTTCGGCAAATTTTCTGACACCCCTGGGGGAGTCACATCGCATCATGTGAAATTTCCGGGACGGGGGGTCCGAGCTGGATGAGGGCGATTCATACACACAATTAACCCCCTCCCCGCCAAATTTGGTCCAAAACTGCGCGCGCTTAATGTAGGGTTTAGGGCCCGCGCGACTGGGCCTCTGGCGGGGTGGCCGGGGGGTCGCTTCCGTCCCCCTCTGAATACACAC